TTCAGTATCGTCTGTCAAAAGTAATGCGTTTCTTAATTCGACAGGTTTTGACGTGGTCACACCAATGTGGTCACCTTGTCCTATATGTCTTAAATCGAAGTTGTTCATAAGTCAAATATAAGAATATATTTGATAAATCCAAAACGATATTGAAAAATTTTAAGAAATAATTAAGCCATACTGCTAACAATCTTCTCAATCTTTCTACCTCCTTGGGCGATTAGACTGTTAGATGCCTTATTGGAAGAACTCCAATTCTTTCTTGTTTCAACTGCAATATTTAAAAGTTCTTTAGGGTCGGTAATTCCTGAAGCCACTTTTTCATTAATAACTCTCGCAAATCTTTGGAACCAACCTGGTCCATTCCAAACAGCGTATACGAAATTAAACGTAAGTCCTGGGTCACTCATAACAATTGCTCTTGCAGGTTCAGACATATAACTTCCCATATATCTTTGGAATAATGGTTTCATCATTTTAGGAACCAACTCTCTAAGTTTTGATTCTAAAGGACCACCCATATATCCATATTTCCAATTAGTTCTAGCACCTGCTTCATCAATTAGTCTCCAAAACTCTCTAGCGTCAGGACCTTGTGTTTCCCAACCACCCGTTTTTCTATCCATACCCATCATAGTCTCACCCGATGCACCGTATCTTGAATCTTTGATTCTACCGTCAGCTAACATATCAGGATGGTAATAACCACCCTCCAAATTATCAATTACGATGTTAGCCATTTTTTCAAAATCAGTTGCTGCAACACCTTTTAAGTCAACCGCACCTTTCAATCCTTTCATAGATGCATTACTTAATTTTGCAATATCTTCTTTTGTAACATTTTTAAGTTTAAGAAGTTCAATCATTTTAAGTAACATCTCTCTCGAAGCTTTAACCATATTCAATGAACTTCCACCACCCGATGCTGCAGTTGAACCTCCGGTTGCCTTTGTTAATCCATTTACATAGTCTGCTAAGTTACCACTTGATAAACCTACGTGAACGTGAGAAGCCATACCTGGCAATGTCATAATCTTACCAATAACATCACCCTCTTTTACTTGGTCTCCTTTTTTTACATTACTTTCAATGTGTGTGTAGAAAACATCTGGTTTACCGTCAGAACTTTGTACTTTTACTTGGTCACCATATATTTTTTTAACACCTACCTTTTTAAGTCCACCACTACCTTTAACGAATCCCGTAACTGTTCCATTTGAAATAGAATAAACGTCAGTACCTGCAGGTGCTGCAACGTCCCAAGCATTACGACTTGGCCATCCTTTAGCACTATGAGTACCTTGACGGGGATAACCAATCAATGAACCACCACCTGCACTTGTTAAGTTTACCGCTTCGTTTACTGTTTTACCTGATTGAGTTTTGGTGCCACCTGATGTTACATAATCATTTGTAAACTTTTGAACTGCGGCGGCAGTTTCAGGACCAAATAAACCATCAATACCATAATTCGGTAATTCGTAACCTAATAATTTTAAACCGATTTGCATCGATTCAACTTCATTTTTAAATGATATAGAACCTTTTTCTTGTTGAGTAATTCCTTCACCAGCTGCAGCCTTCTCTAATGTTTCATAGAAGTTAGCCAGGTCATCCTTCACAGTGTCTGCTTTCTTTGGGTCAGCGTTGTTTTGAGTTGTACCTGTAGTTGAAGCTACTTCCATTACCTTACCCAATAAATCTTCCGATAGTACTCCGTAAGTTAATGTATGTATTCTTGTAATCTCCTCAAGTAATGTTCTTTTCATAATAATATAAATATGCAAACATTACAATTAATACCCATAATGAGAATCCATATTTCTCTTATGTTGTTGTTTAGGTTTTTCAGGTTTCTCTATATTCCAATCTAAGAAATCTTCCCCTTTATAATCGGGGTGATTCTTTTGCATATAATCAATACCTCTCACCCAAAAAAATGCAATGATTGCCGCCAATCCAAAACTGCAACCAATTCCAATTAAATAACTTTCCATCATTTGTTTTCTGTTAAGTAGTTTAAAATTTTCTCTTTAATTCCTGATTGTTTTATCCCCTCAGTTCTTCTAGTTGTTAGAACAAAATTGGTTAATCCCCAATCCATTTCCATATCACCCCACGATTCGTGAACTTGGTGAATTCCCATATTCAAATCATCAACGGCAACCCAATGAGTAATCTCAGGATGGTCGTGTAGATATTGAGTGATTTCAATTGAACGTTCCTGTTCTAACATCTGTCTTGGTGACCACACGAATGTGTGTTCGTTATAACAAGTACAATCGGATACACTCTTGGTGAACCCTATTGGTTTCTTTATAATTCCTTGTGATTCATAATACTCACCCATCTCCTCAACATTTGCCCACTTTTTCCAATCAGACGAAACGACAATTTCAGCATCGGTTTCTTCCAATATTTCATTTAATACACCGATAGCTTTCTTATTAAAATTATCAAATCTCGCATCGACCGGTAAAGATTGAACAGACTGACTCAACTTGCGTTTTGCCTTTTGTTGTTTTTTAACTCTACCTCCCCACTCAGTTGATAAACATATCACACCATCGTGGTCAAGAAATATTACCTTCATTTTTCCTTCTTTTAAACATTAATCTAAATGTACTAAAAATTCCCAACAACATAAAAATTTGTACGGGCCAAAATGGTAAATTATGTAACTCGTGTAACATCCAAAAGATGTTCATAAAAACCCAAGACATCAATGTTAGGTTACTTTCCCTACCATTCTTTTCCTTTATAAAAATATAAATTGTGATGATTGACGTAGGGATAACCATAAAGGTTGCCATCCACGTAAATTTTAGGCACCAAAATATATCTTTAAACAACCACGAAATTACGTGAATTTCTTGTATATTCCAAATTATTTTAGGATATCTAGTCAATATATTCTGGTTGGGGTGTCCATTTACCTTCAGATGTAATGGCTGGAGAGTTATTTCTATCAATCATAACCCACTCCGCCTCAACAATTCCCCAAGGTTCAAACTGCTCCATAACGTCTTGTAATGTGAAACATTTACAACTGTAAATGTCAAATTGAGCCATTGCAGGTTGGTGGTGGTCCCAAATATGTATCGATGAGTGTGATGTTGCTAGAGTTACTGTACCTGTTAAACCTTCATTACCGGGATAATCAACATAAACACTTGTAGGTCCTCCAACAACTTCCATCTTAACTTTGTGAACTAAGTCAATAAACCATTTATTTAAAACTTCTACCTCTTTAGGGGGGTTCTTAATCCAAATCTTCATTAAAAGATGTTGGTGGTAGGGTTCAAACTTTTCAATCATATATGTCTTTTTACATTACATATATATAACGAAATTTGTATTTTTATAAGAATTTTTTAAAATTTCTAATAAATTCTTTTTCGTATTTTTTTAGTTCTTTGGTGTCCAATCCATTGTATAAACCGGTTGACATAAACGCATTAATCTCATCGTCTATAATTTTCTTATCATCCGCATATCCCATCTTCATTAATTTCTTTTTTAAGATTTCGTAATGAGAAGGTTTTATGTTATTAATAAGTTTATTGACCGATTTCTTATACTCTTTGTTGGTGTAGTATAATCCGTGTGCGATTTCGTGGTCTAAAGTTTTTAGGTCTTTACTACTAGCACCAATCAAATACCAATCACATCTTGTTCCACTATTCTTTTCCATTGAATCATTTGCACAATAGAAATAAATGTCATTCATAATGTGGTCGTATTCAGTTTCTTTATAAAAAGTATCAACTCCCTTTTCAACTACATTACTTGGAATATTATAACCAGACCAATCTTCAGGATATGTGAATACCCTCTTCTTCCAAGCACTTTTATAGAATCTCATATACTCCATCCAACTGAATTTTTTACCTCTAAATTCTTTGTAAGGAGATTCATAAAATTCTTGATAACGGCAAAATAACATTGCTCTGTCATAGTCGTCATCAATCAATGCACAATAAATTCTTGGTTTTATTTCTTTAACTTTCCCTTTGAGTAAAGGATGTTTAATTTTCATTATATAAGTAAATTTGTGATGTCGTTACCATCCTTATATATGTCAAGATACCCCACGACTTTTGGTATCTTATTTGTATTCTCAAACTCAGTTGTTTTTGGCATCATACCAACAACCCATTCAGGTTCTTTAATCTTTTTTAGGTTAAATGAAAAAATACCTTGAGGTGTTGAATTGATATAATATACGGACCCTTTTTGAATAAGAGAATCCCATTTTATTTTTTCTATCAATAAATCAGAATAATCCGCTCGTCTACATTTCAACTCATAGACTTTTTTTCTACGAGTACTAAACGCATCCGTCGGATTATACTGGTCAGTCTTTTCCAAATCAGGAATCAACTTAGTTTTAAGAAGATTAAAAAGTGTTTCTTCGTTTAAATTGATAAGAAGTCTTTTCTTTTCAATTGATAACATTAACGTAAATGTTTGAATTTATCTCCCAAGTTATTGATGAAGTTTTCTTCTTCAATTGAAAGTAAATCTCTGCACTTAACTAACTTATTAAGACTATCCCAAAATCTTTGGTCGTTAACATTTGGTCTACGAACACCATTGTTCTTACCTGTGGTTTCTGTAGAGGATTGGATGTATCCATCTTCTTCTAATATCTCAATTAGTCTATCTCTTTCTCTTTTACTACAAGCGTCGATAAACTCACTTGGGTCGATGTCAATTTCTGTACTAAATTCTGGCATAATATTATTTTTTTCCTTCTATTAGAATGGTTTTTAATGAGTCTGCTTTCTTTAATTCAACTTCTTTAACAATGTTAACATTTTTTTCAGCTCTTAATTTTGCTAACTCTTTTTGTTGGAAGAAGCAGATAACCAATAAAGCAATTGCACCACCCATTGTGATGTTCTTTTGATTATTTTTAATAAATTCTATCATACTATTTGTTTTTACAATTCTTCAACAATCCCTAATAACTCCGCTAACCCTAATAGTATTGCAGTGTTGCCAAATTGTTCGTTAAATAAAAACCAACAAGCTGTCAGTCTTAACACACTCTTGACTAAACTAATCCAAAAATGTGAATTACTTTTTGATTCTTTTGGTTGCATTTGTTTTCTTTTTAAAACTTTTCTTCAATGTATAAATTATCTCATCAACCTCATTGACTGCCATTCCCAGACCAAGTGAAACTTCACTTGATAGTTGGAAGTTTTCGTTATCTCCAAGTTTAAGATATCTTAAAGATTCTTTACGAAAACCTAACGCTTGTCTTTTAAGGTCTTCTTTTTTGTTTCTTAACTCTGCATATACTTTGTTAAGAGTTCTTTGGTCGTAAGTAAGTGCTTTCATAATAAAAATATATTAAATTATTTTGAAGATTCCAAATAATTGTGAATAAAATTTATTCTTTGACCAATCCAATACATAACATTAACTGTCATTGAATTACCCACAGCACCTTTTACATTAGAATAACTTGGTTTTTTCCCGTTGATTTCAAAATCTAAATAACCATCAGGAAACCCTTGTAATCTTTCTAGTTCTCTTTCAGTAAATGTTCTGATACCATTATTGTCTACCCAATAGTTTGAGGTGGACACTTTTCCAAACCCATCAACCAATGTTCTTGCGTAGGATTTGGTTACCGTACCAGCGAGTTTAATTTGTCCGAGAATATTTTTGGTGTACTCATCCCTCTTGAGTTTATTCTTTTCTTCAACGCTTTCAAAACATCCTTCTTCAAATAATACTGAGAATGGGACTCTCCAGTCTTTTCCACGATATCCGACAATATAGATTCTTTTGCGTCGTTGGGGAACTCCGAAGTATTGCGAGTCGAAAACCCTATAAGCGATTGAGTAATTTTCCCCTTGGACAACCCCTTGTTTTTCGATGTGTTCAGGTCTGAAGTCAACTCCTGTGAAAGAGGAGATGATTTGACATAAGGCTTTTTTGTGTTGACTTTTAAAAACGCCTTCGACATTTTCCCAAATGAACCACTTAGGTCGTTTTTCTTTAAGAATTTGTCCATAGCTAAGGGCGATTTGACCACGGATATCATCCATTCCTTTGTTGAGTCCTGCATCGGAAAAAGATTGACAAGGCGTTCCTCCGACCAA